TATTGTTATTGACGGTATTGCTTACAGCCATTACTTTACCACGGGCCTCATGGGTCGTCCTGTCACAACTGCTTCCGCTTGCATTGCAAAGAAGCATATGTCATGTATTCAGGGCCATCAGCAAGGCTTACAAATCGCTACAGCTTACAATGCAGAAGGACGTAACCTAACCTCAATCATTGCAGGTTCGTGTTACGAACACAATGAGGACTACATGAGTTCACAAGGTAACAAACACTGGCGTGGTTTCTTGATGTTGCATGATGTTAAAGATGGTGAGTTTGATTTGATGCCAGTTTCCTTATCCTATATTAATAAGAAATATCCATGATTTCAGAAGTAGACAAAGCACATTATCTTAAAGATGGCTATACGCAGCCTGACCCAGTAGAACACCCTAAGCATTATACTTCACACCCGAGTGGAATCGAGTGTATCACCATCACACAACACATGCCTTTTGTATTAGGTAATGCAATGAAATATATCTGGAGGGCTGACTTGAAGAATGGTATTGAGGATTTGGAGAAAGCCCGTTGGTATCTTGACTTGGAGATTAAACGGCGTGGTGGATGAACTAAAGACCCTCATTGTACATAACCTAGATGTCATGGAGTTTCTAGACATCTTGGGTTATGATTTGGCTGACATCATTGATAAATTCGAGGAAGAGATTACTGAATTTCAAGTAGAGCTTAGAGAATCCTGCACATGAAGACACGTACAAAAGCAGAAACTATTGCCTTAGAGAACCAGCATTACAATAAACATTACCTCTTGCGTAAAATAGCAGAGGAAGAGGTAGAGAAAGAGTTGCGACGATATGAGCGAATACCCGAAGAGTATCCAACCCAAGACACCTATGATAAAAGACCCACGTAAATGCCCAGCCCATAATATGTGGATGCGTAAAGGGCAATGTGAGTTATGCCGTATGGCACAAGATAAACGACAACAAGAAATAGAACAAATCACAGGGAGTAACAAACCCCCTGTAAAAATAGGAAAATTATGAGTGAATTTCGTAATAGTTTTGCAGAGACTATTTTCAAGACAAAGTATGCTAAGTTTGAGGGTGAGACATGGGCACAACGGGCACATGACATTGTAGAAGATGTTTGTGGTACACGTTTTGGTACAACAAACTCACTTATGTCTAAAGAAGACTTGGTTGAGTTGGAAAACCATATTAAAGAACAACGCTTTTTTCCAGGCGGTCGTTACATTTGGTATAGTGGTCGTGGACATAGCTTCTTTAATAATTGTTTCTTGTTACGTGCTGAAGAGGACTCTAGAGAAGAGTGGGCAGCACTGATGCAACGTTCAGTCTCCTGTTTGATGACAGGTGGTGGTATTGGTATTGATTACTCTCGATTGCGAGCTAAAGGACGTCCTCTTAGTAAAACAGGAGGAAAAGCATCAGGACCAATCCCCCTTATGCAAATGATTAATGAGGCAGGGCGCGGGGTCATGCAAGGAGGCTCACGACGTTCTGCTATCTACGCCTCGCTCAACTGGCAGCACGAAGACATTAACCAGTTCCTTACAATCAAGAATTGGTCAGATGATATCAAAGCAATGAAGCTTAAGGACTTCAATGCTTCTGCCCCACTAGACATGACTAATATCTCTGTAAACTATGATGATGCGTCTCTTGTCGGTGGGTTGGAAAACAATGAAGTCTTTAAGAAGAATGTACGACAGGCTCTAGAGACAGCAGAACCCGGATTTAGCTTTAACTTTGGAGACAAGCAGAATGAAACCCTTCGTAATGCATGTACCGAAGTTACTTCAGAGGATGACTCAGACGTTTGTAATCTTGGAAGCATCAATCTGGGCAATATTTCAAGTCTGGACGAATTCAGATCGGTTGTATCGCTTGCAAGTAAATTTCTCGTCTGCGGTACCCTGCGCGCCGATCTTCCTTACGACAAGGTGTACAAGGTCAGGGAAAAGAACCGACGCTTGGGCCTTGGGCTCATGGGTATCCACGAGTGGCTCCTAAAGAAAGGGTACCAGTACGAAGTAACCCCAGAACTACATGAATGGTTGAAAGTTTATCGAGATGAATCAAAACGAGCAGCAGACGAGCACTGTGACCGCTTCTTTATTAGCCGCCCAGCAGCATATCGAGCAATTGCCCCTACAGGAAGTATCGGTATCCTTGCTGGTTGACTAAAAGTTGAGCCAGCTTTGGAGAGTAATCTCCTCAAAATAAATTGGGTGAATTCAGGGAACCCCTAAAATAAAACTTGCAATTTTCCTCTCGATGTGGTATAATAGAGGTATAGAACCACAAAAAATGAGGAAACAATGGATAAATATAATCAATTAACTGTCTTACAAGATGTCAAACACAAAACCCGTTTGATGTATAGAGTACAGTGTAATTGTGGTAGGATTGATATTAAACGTAAGGATTGGGTAATAACTGGACGTACAACTAGCTGTAAAAATTGTGCTAGTAAACGTACTGCTGCTAAATACCCACCACCAGTAAATCGTACAGGATGTTATGGCCTTTCAGGAACACACTACTTGTCAATTAAAGCTGGAGCATCTAAACGTAATATAACTTTTGATCTTTCTGCTGAGTTTCTTTGGAACTTATTTGAAAGTCAAAAAGGTAAATGTGCTTTAACTGGAGTAGACATTGTCTTGGTAAATAAAATCAAGAATAACAATGTGGATTGGAATGTTATAACTGCATCACTTGATCGTAAAGATTCAAGTAATGGTTATACTGAAGATAATGTCCAATGGGTACATAAAACAATCAATCGCCTTAAGAACAATTATTCATTAGAAGAACTCCTATACTGGAGTAAACTTTTGCTAGATTATCATGGAAATCCTGAGCCAAGCCAGAGCAGTGATGCTTTGGAAGGTGCAACGACTAGGGATCGAGACTCTACTGAGTCAGTAACATCCCCACGAGCCCCCAACCCCTAATTACTTAGGGTGAAGATATAGTCTGAGCTGTAGGGAAACTTACAGAAGGTAGGATAAAGAGCCTACCGATAACAAAACTGACAACTACTGGAATTGAACCTCTCTTTGCAGTTGCTTATAAACGACGTTTTCTTACGGAAGGTACAAAGTGGAAGTATCAATACGTTGTTGACGGGACAGCAGACCTCCTCATCAACAAGTTCGGAGTTAAACCAGAGTCAATCCAGTCAGCCCTAGAACTATCGGAAAACTATGAGCAACGAATTAAATTCCAAGCGGACATACAAGATTACGTTGACATGTCCATCAGTTCAACTATCAACCTCCCAGCTTGGGGTTCTAAAGGAAATAATGAATCCAACGTCGGAAACTTTACATCAGTCCTTGCGAAATATGCTCCTCGCCTACGTGGCTTCACTTGCTACCCAGATGGAAGTCGTGGAGGTCAACCCTTGACAGCCGTGCCATACGATGAAGCAATTAAGCATAGGGATGTTGTATACGAGGAAACCCCGGACATTTGTGAATTTACGGGGCACGGAGGTTCTTGTGGAGTTTAATCCAACACCTGTTAAATGTAATAAGTGTGGTGATATTATCAAGTCTAAATTTCCGGGACACTTCGTATCATGTAAATGTGGTGCAGTCTCAGTAGATCAGACAGAATATTATTCACGATATTTAGGTAACCCAGAGGATTATACACATGCCCCTGTCAATTGATTTCATCACTGGTCTAGTATTTGGTATTGAGTACATCACAGGAGATGAAGAAGATGAGTTCAATTGGGTTGTGGGTATCCACCTAGGATTCATTAGACTCTCCATCTTCGGTTAAATTTTAGACAAAAGAAAAGCCCCAGAGGTCTTACGACTTCACGGGGCTTTTTTACGTCTATGCTTTTTCAAACACAGATTGTTCTAATATTCTACGCTTTGACAAGCCTAGTATTTCCTTACCATTGTCTTTATTCCACTTTGGAAACTCTTTGGCAGCACCATCAAAGTCGCCCTTGTTGATCAATTTAAGCATTGTACTCTTGGAAAAAGCACTAACACCAACATTGAATACAAAGCTCACCAAGGCGTTAAACTGGTTTTGAGTTAGTAACCCATTAACCAGTCTACGAATACCCTCCTGAGCCTCTTCTGAGTCCTCCTTGAGCCATTGTAAGGCCTGTTCCATTGAACACGTCAGCCCTTTAACAACTTCTGGTCCAGTGTGTCCCACACCAATGGTCCACACCCCTCCTGTATCAAGGTATGCAAATAACTTGCACCCTTCGACATCTTGGATAAAGTCCAAACCATCTTGTGTTATTTTCCTAGTAGTCATTGTGCTTCTACCCGCCGTTGTGTAGCCAAAGAACGTTGTACACTGTTACTAGCAGCACCTTTCATTAGTGCCAAAGTATCTCGTGGAATGTTAAGTTTAGTTCCAATATCATTGATGGAGTTCTCAAACGAGGAAGGGTCGCCCTGTCCGTTAGTGAAATACTTATCAATGTTTTCTTGGCTAATACCCTTACCAGCAGCCATATCGTGTGAAATCTTAACCAGAGCATTATCACGAATGTCTTGGTAGGCTTTCTCCAATTGCTTTAGTTGATAGTCCTTAGTCTTCTTAACACTCTCGTTGATACCAGTGATACCAATTTTCTTTAGCAAGCGATCAGTGTCATTGATTTCAGTGATTAGTTCACGTTTCTTGTCAGGGTCCATAGAATAGACACCCTTCTCATCCGTGTACCATTTCTCTTTCAATGGTCCAGCTAACACGTTAGGAGACCATGCCATAGCAGCAGCTTTCAAATGCTGCTCATCTGGATTCATAGCTGCTCCAATAGCAGTTTTACCCATATCAGCCAGCTTACCACCACCAGCAAAGGCTGCGTCAGAAGCTTTACTAGGTAGCACATCGCCCAAACCAATACGCTTAGATACGTCAGCACCTAGA